AGCGTTTACATTTTCAGCAGTGTAATAAGGATTTACTGCATTGTCTCTACGCTGCATACGCTGGCGCTTGACTGTCTGGTGACGAGCCATGCGGCGTTCTTTAGGAGTTGCAAATTTTTGTTCCATTGCTGGTAAATCGTCAACAACTTCTGCCAACTTTTCTTCGTCAAGTTTAGAAAGGTAAGACTTAACGCTATTCTCTCGACCCTCTTTACCAATAGAGCCAGGAAGTACGATGTGGCTTACGCCACCTGCACGCTTATCATCTGCAACAACAAGGCGACCATAGCCATTATCTTGCATAACCTTTGTGGCTGGGTCATTAACATCTTTCCAACCCTTGCCAGTTATCCATGCGCGATAAGCCTTTTGCTTGCCACCGAAGGCAGCATCCTTAATCTCTACAGGGATGTCGCTCCATTGAGTCATATACAGTGGTTTGCCGTAGGCACGCACTGGGGTTACAGAACCCTTGACCGCATTAACTCTAAAGACAGGGCGCAGTGACCAATCTTTAAACAAGATTGTTTCTAGGTCATCTGACTCGCTAACGAGTACAAGTGTGTCGTAGTCAATAGCCTTAACCTTCTGCCATCGCCCACCACGCTTAACCTCAACTGAGGCACCGCTATTAACAGCATCAATCATGTCTGATTGAAGGCGAATCATTGCCTCATTGAGTACATCTTGGCGTTTTTGAGAAGGAACTCTTGGTTCTCTCTCTAAATTCTTCATTGCATCTGGTTCTAGCAAATCACGAGGATTTGGATTGCCAGGCAAATAACCTGTTCTATCTGGTTTAATTTTTGAAATTGCGCCAGTAGGTTTTAAGTTTTCTTCGCGTGCAAAGGCTCGAACAATTTTAACTGGAACGGAATCAAGTCCAGCATCTAATGCTGCTTGAACTCTGTGGTTTCCTTCTGTTAACTTAAGAGACAAATTTCCTTGAGCATCAACAGAGTATGCCAAGATTAAAGGGTCAGTAAAGCCTTTGCCAGACTTTAAATCATCTGTAATTTTTGCAATAGTCTGAGCGCTAATTGGTTGAGCGCCAGCACCTTTGCGGTCAAACTCAATAAACTTCTTAACAAAATCTGTCTTAACTAAACCGACACCAGTAGTTGAACCCATTTCTGGATTCAAGCGTTTAATTTCTTTTACTTCATCTAGTGGGGCTAATGTGCCAGCCTTGCTTAGTGGTTGTTCTGTTAAGCGACCAGGGCGACCTGATGGTGTATCAATGTACTGCTCAACTGACTTGATAATGCCACCTGATGCATAGCGATTAGCAATCGTAGGCGAAGCAGATAGGGCAAGGGAGCGAGTTTTGTCAAGATTAAATACATCATCTGGGCTACCGTGGTAAAGAGTCACTGACTCTAAATCCTCAAGTGCGCCACGAAGTGTGCGTAGTTCATCTTCTACAGTTAATGGACCAGTATTTCCAGTAAGGCGCAACTTAAATCTATCGCGCTCAATCTCACCAATGCGAACTGATATAGCCTTAGCAAGTTGCTGACGGCTCATATCTACTGCACGGAGTTGGTCAATGCCTGTAGCAAATTCATATTGCAAAGTCTTAATGTCATCAACCTTGCCAGACATAACATTTACCTGGTCAATAAGGCGGTTAAATCCAACCTTGCGGTTATTGAAGAAGCGTGCAACGCCATCCTTACCACCTGCTGCAACCATTGCTGGTAGAGCAAAGCCCTTTGCAAGCATAGATAGTTGCGCTTCTGTAAGGTTACGAACGGTGTAACCAAGGCGCATCAATACCGATGTCTTGAAGATGTCGTTAACAGTATTAAGAACTGCCAAGCCACGCTCTGTGCGCATTGCAATTTCTTCAACCTGAACTCCATCAAGAAGCCCAGGCAGTGTCATTTCATGTGCATCAATACCGTACTTAAGTTTGCGTAAGTCTGCTATAACTACGATGTTGGCTGATTCACGCTGTAGCACTGGAGCCTGAGCAACAACTACCTGACCGTTTTCCATATAGGAAACAAAGCCTTGGTCATTGTGCTTCTTAATTGCTGTTGCACGGCGAGCATCAAAGACTGCATAAATTTTATCTAGTTGCTGCTGGTCGTAATTAGGAAAGAGTGTTTCCATTGCATCACGCTCTGCACGCTTAATAACATTTAAGCGCTCGCCAGGTGTAGCACTTGAAAGATATTCATCTGCATAGGCTGCACCTTTAGCGCCGAAGTTACCCTTTGAAAGAAGGTTAGCCTCACGCAAGAAAGCGTTAAACTCTACATAGGAGTCGCCATCGTTTACATTGAATACACCGCTTGGGAGTTCCTTTGTAAAGTAGTTAACAACCTTGACAATCGGGTGCAATGAAGATGCTTGAAAGATAGCAGAGTCTGCTTCTGCAAATGTTTCACGCGCTTGCTTAGATGACTTTGCAGCCAACTTGCCTTCCCATGGTCCACGACTAAATCCATACTTAAGTTGTCCACCAGTTGAGACAGTCTCAAGAGCAGCGCGGTAGCGGAAATCTTCTTCTGCAAGTGACTTAACATGTCTACCTAGTGCGCTATTGTAAGGTTCAGATACGAGTATGTCGCCATCTAACTTACCTTCAAGGGCTTGACGATGTGGATGTGGAATATCCTGCATTGCATCAAGAGCAAGTGCTACATCTGGGTCAGCCTCAGCACGCTTAGCAAGGGCTGATGTGTCCTTGAGCATAACTGCACGGAAGGTATCAACCACTTCTTCGTCTGTATTAGCACGCCCGAAGATGTATGCCATAGCATCTGGGTTAGTTACCTTCTTCTTTTTCCAATAAGCGTATTGTGTTTTAGCATCGCTTTCTGCAAGAAACTTAATATCTGCTACTGCATCACCCTTGCCATCAAGGGCTTTAGTAAGCAATCCATCCAAACGGTCATTGGTCATAGCGAATTTACCAAAGACTGCACGGGCTGTACGACCATTGATGTTCTCAAGCATTGGTGCTTTGTTTTACCTGGAGAGATAGCGCCAAGTGTTGCTTGACCTAAAGAGATGTTTTCTTTCTCTCTATCTACGCGGGCTGTATACTCTGAGAAAGACTCACCCTCGTTTTTGTACTTGTTGTACATAAAAGGGTTGCTGAGAAGTACATCTACACCCTCACGGCGTGCTTTGCCACCCAATTCATAGGATGCTTCGCCTAGTTCAAGTAGACCCTTAACGGCTCCACGAACTGGAGTCGTTGTAACCTTAACTGTATTCTTAACAAGATTGATACCATCTACATACCACGGGTCATCATTTGAACCAGCAGTTGAAATATCATGTATTAAGCCAGGAATACCAGTAAAGTCAACTACTGACTTCGCCATCTTCCCTACGGAATCATACCAAGCCATTATCCCTGCACTCTGCTTCGCATGTAGCGGTAGAAGTTACGAGTAGCATTTGTGGCATTTGGTGACTCTGCAATGCGAGCATATACAGGAAGATATGCAGTTAACTTAGCAATATCTTCATCGTTCTGCGCTCTAAGCATTGAAGGTGCAGCCATTACTTCTTCGCCAGCACTTGGTCCCATGGCAGCACCAGTATCTACACCTTCTTCTGGGTAGAGTGTGGGCGCATCAATCGGAACAATGTCTGTATCAGCAGCACTACGCATGCTAGAACTTGCTGCTTTGAGATTAACGCCTGACTTATTCATCTTTGCCGCTGTTTGAAGTTCGTAGAAATCGCCACCATTATCCATACCTGCGGTGTACTGCGCTGGTTGTCCCGCGCTACCTGCACCACCTGTTGCGGATACTCCAAAGTTTGTTGCTGCTGGTTCTGCCATTTCTATTTCCCTTCGCTATAAGAGCGACTAATTAAAATTTAATGAGCAGTTTGGTATCTTGCTCAGGATAGTTCCTGCCACTTATTTAGAGTCGCTGTACATTGGCGACTTGTTCACTACTTGTTCTTTGAACCCTTAGTTCCTCCAGGTTGCTTAGCAAACGCTGTTGAACCCTTTGCTGCTGACATTGCGCGTGGCACACCATCCTTACGGGCTGGTTGCTGGTACGCCTTGCCTGCTGTACCTTGATTAGCGACTGATTTCTTTTTCATTTTCATATTTCTTTCACCTCCTTAGGCTGGTGTACGGCGGATTAGTGAAGCCTGTAAATTAGGCTCACCTCTTTGTGTTAATCCTGCGAGTAATGATTGAACATCTGGTCTACCACCTGGGGCAATCTGTCCTGGTGCTACACCAACCATACGACCAGTAGCACTTAAACCTTCTGGTAATCCACCACCCGCACCTGGCTGCCCTGGCATGCCCATTTCTGGAGCCATCTGCTCAGGCATTGCTGGTGCTGGTTGCTCAACTGGAGCAAACGCCTCTGAAACTGCAACTTCGATTGAAGTTCCCTTTTGGCGTGCGTTAATAACGGATGAAAGTTTGTACAAAATGTCAGAAGGGTCTTGACCTTGCGAAGCAAGTGCAGGAATTGCCTGTGCGTATGATGCAATCGCTTGCTTCATAGCATCGCGCAGTTCCTCAGTGTCAACCTTTTCTTCTTCTTGTGAAGCATTGAAAGAAAATGGCATCTGACGGCGCAGGAAGTCGCGTGAAATCAACTTATCACCGCGTGCCTGTAGTCCAAAGACCAATGCGCGGTTAGGGTCAAGTCCTGCCATCAAACCATATTGAACATCTACGGTGTAATCGCCAGCAATATCCTTGGCTGGGTTGTACTTAATCGCATAAGGTACGCCATTACGGTTACCCTTGATGTCTTTAATCTCTCCGCCAAATACTTTTTCGTCAACTTCTAGGGCTAATCCCATTAAGTCAACAAATACGCGGGCAAACATTGCGTGTGCTGTCTTGACTTGGGTATCAAATCCACCCATAAGAGCCTGCACACCACGACCTGTAACGATTGAAGCATCAATGTTACCTGTTCGTGACTCTGGATAACGGCTGCCTAAGCGCAGTTCTCCTTCAAGCACTTGCTGTTGCGCAAAAGCACCTTGAGGTATTTCCAACGGGATTCGGCGAATTTCGGAAGGGCGTTCAGAACGAATAATTGCATCTGGTCCAAGGGCTAACTCCTGGTCATTTCTGCCCATTGCTATTGGGGCTTGTACTGATTTGGTTGCTGCTTCAAGTGAAAGAAGCGCATAGCGTGCCTTTGCAACTTGAATTGCAAGCACATCATCAAACTGCCCACGGCTTTCGCCATCAAGTGAAGGGCGCTCTACAACACGAATAAGAACTTTGCCGATTGGGTTCTTGCTACGAGCAAGGATTAAATCATGGCGGTTAGGTAGGAATAAAACATCCTGGTCTTTATCGTGGTAACGAACAATCTCAGACATTGTTGAAGGATTGTCTTTGTCGTAAATCAAGTGAGCCATCTCAGGATACTCAGCCATTAACTCTGCTGTTGGCTTCTGCATGCGCTGGAAGAACATAAGCACGCGACCAAAGCGGTCCATTACTGGGTAGCAACCTGTTGAATCAAAGAAGTTGATACGAGGCATCTTTACATCGTAATCAATTTCAATCTGTGCTGGAACAAAACCATAAGTTACATATCTGTCAGCAGCGCTAAACATCTGTGTCTGCAAGTCTGAGAAGTCAACGATAGCGTTAACGATTTCTTCACGCTTGTCTGCCTTCTTACGGGCAGTCTCTGACACCATAGATGGTGAGTTGCAGTTAAATGCTGGAAGTGGAGCGATTACTTCGGAGGTATCACGGGCTGCAATGTCCACCATGTTTGCCACGATTGGGTCCGAGAAAGGACCGTCTGGGAACAAGTCTGGGTAGACATCACGCATTAAACCCTTGCGAACAAGTAGGACCTTCTGCATACGAGCATCGCGCTCGCTATAAATACGGCGGTAGCGGTCATAGTTCTCTTTAATATCTTCGATAGAGTAAGCCACATCCACCTCCTTTTCTATGCGTACATATCCTCTAGGTCATCCAGATTTATGTAAGTCTGTTGTTGACGGTCATACTTCGTTTGAAATATGCTGTAATTACCATGCCTACGCGAATACATCTGTGTTGATGTAATTCTGTCTCGGCATGCA